TTATGCAAATTTATTTTTGTCGAAAATCATGAAAAATCAAAGAAATTCGTCAATAAAACGAAAAAAAGCGAGAAAAAACTCGCTTTTTGTGGATATTTTGAAAATTTTAATTATTTCCGGCCAGTTCGTTATCCAGTCTGAAGTTGGTAAACCCGCATTCTTTAGTGACCATGAGGATTGTCTCGACCCGGCTGATCAATTCTTCCCGATGCGAGACCAAGAAGATATTTTTGTTCTGCTCCCGCCCCATGGCCTTCAAAATTGTCAATGCATTGTCCACACCATTTTGATCCATTCCGGAATCCACCACTTCATCCAGCAAATACAGGTTGATAGAATGATTCAAGCTTTCGAACACATCCCGGAATGCCCAACTCATGGAGAGAATCAATCGGTTCCTTTCCCCCCGGGATAGATTATTGAAATCAAATTCTTGACCCAATTGAATGATTTGCACAGACAGATCACTTTGGAATTTGACCTGATGTGGCAATCCGATCTTGGTCAAATAGTTATCCAGCCGGTGGTTTAGGTATTGCAAATTTTGCTCAATAATTCGTTTACGGATAAATGAATCTTTATTAGTCAACAGTTTCAATAGGAACTCTTGATGTTCATGCAATTTACTTAATTCATTGATTTCTGTCCATGAAATATCGGTCAGAGCATTTGTCTTGAGATGATCGGCTTGTTCTTTGTATGGATCAGTTTCCAGCAATTTGGTTTCAAGTTGCTTGTATAGATTGTCGATTGTGGTCTTATGGTTGATGGCATCATCAATATTCCCATAGAATACTTCTGGCTTGGGGCCAAGATTAATCGGGGATAGAGATGATAGTTGTTCACCAAATGGATTTACTTCGGCACTTTTATCTTCCAATGTCTTCTTCAAATTGGCTAGATCACTAGAGTGACGAATGGCTTCCGCCTCAGTTCGGTATTGTGTGACTGGCTTGGAACCAATATCCTTCACCAACTCTAGGGTTTGTTCCAGAGTGGACTGAAATTGGGCCAGAGAATCTTTTGCAGTATGCAGGTCATTCTTTTTGGCAGTGATGACTGTATTATGCTGGGCATCATGGAAGTCTTGTCCGCAGGCATAGCATTTGTGATCCTCCAAGGATAGGATTTCGGTTTCTAGCTTGGCGATTACTTTTTGTTCATGTGCAATATTCTTATTCAGGGCAGTGATCATAGCGGATAGCTGACGTTGCTCTTCCTCTACCTTTAGCCATTCTTTTAGGTCGGCCCAAGCTTGTAGTTCGGGTTCGATGTTGAAACTATTCTTATCGGAATATGCTTTCGTGGCAGTTTTCACCTCAAAGTCATGTTTTTGTTGCCATGCAGTGGACCGAGCAACCAATGCGTTATATGCATCTTGCTGATTCTTCTGGTCATGCCAGACGCTCAAATCCTTATGGGCCAATAGTTCTGCGTCAATGTCAATGTTCTCTAAAGCTTGGATGGCACCTTGCATTTGTTGGATATCGGCTTCCCATGTCTTGGCCCAATTGTCGGATCGTTTGATCAAATCGTCGATGCTGGATTGAATTTTATTATTGCTCTCCTGTTGGGCTTTGATTCGGAATTCTTCTTCTTTGATGGAATCCTTCACGGTTTTGTTCAATTTTCTGAGCAATTCGGCTTTTTCAGACAATTGAGTGATACCCAGCAGTTGTTCAATAATTTCTCGCTGTTCGGCTGCTTTGAGTCCCAAGAATGGGGTAGTGTAGGTATTGAGTCCGATCAAATGTTTGAACATTTCCGAACCGAACCCAAGAACACGCTCGACTTCTTGTTGGGTTAGTTTGTTCTCACCTTGGGCTTCATCGTTAGACTCATCTTCTTTTTTGAACTCTTTGTCACCAACAATAAATCGAAATACGTTTGGTTTGCGACCTCTTTCAATTTTGTACGACTGTCCGTTCTGTTCGAACTCGACAGTAACCAGCATGTTTTTTGCATTTGTGGCATTGATTAAAAAATCCTTTCTGATATCTGAGATTGAAACGCCGAATAACCCATAGCATAGCGCATTGATGAGGGTACTTTTGCCCACACCATTTCGGCTACCGTTACCGCCCATGTCTAAGTTATCCCCTAGAATGAGGGTTAGATTGTGTTGGTCAAAAATGATTTCTTGTGTAATATTTCCGACAGAAAGAAAATTTTTGATTGTTACTTTTTTGATGATTAGCATTTAGTTCAAGTTGTTGTAGATATCAATTAGGAGGGATTTGTTGATCTTTTCACTGTCAATCGCGGATAACTGTGTCAGGACAATTTTATCCACACTTTCAAATTCAATATTTTCATCCCCCCATTCCTCTGAATGCTCTTCATTTTTTGGAGGAACGAAAGAGATTTCCCGTACCTCATATAGGGTTTGAAAATTGTCTTTCAGTAGGTTAGATTCCTCGAATGACAAATCAACGTCCACCGTCACCTTGGCAAACGTATTGGAATCCAAGTATAGTTCTGGATTCTCCAGCAATTTACTCAGGGTAAGTGTTCTGAATTTTGGAGCATCCGGCCATGCCTCGTAATGAGGTTTGCCGCCCCATTCTAGCATCATCATGCCACGTTCGTCATCCCATGCATCTGCAAATGTATGGGGGAAGGCATTTCCAATGTAATGGATGTTGCCCCGACTCTGGCGTTTATGGAAGTGCCCCGTGAAGACGTACTCTTGATTCGGAAACTCATTAGAGGTTAGGCCCCCATGATCCGGCATTAAAACCTGTGCATTCATGTAGAAATTAGGAAGCTCTAGGTGGGCAAATAGATATTTCGAATGAATTGTTTTCATCTTTCGCCATTCTTCCCCCACTAGCCATGGCACGAGTGCGACATTCCCGACTTCCATAATTTCGTTCACGATTGTGATATTTGGGAAATGACGAGCATAGGGAAAACTGTTCAAATCTAGTGAATGTTTGTGAAAACTATCGTGGTTTCCTTGAATTAGATACACTTTTTCAAAGTTTTTGCTCAATTTCTCGATACAACGATCACTGTACGTTAGGGTAGTGACGTGGATAGTCGCCCTGTGATCATGCCAATCGCCGAGAATGATGCAGGTATCGCAATCATTCTTCTTGGCGGTATGGATGAACCAGTCGATGAAGTTTTCACAGTCATCGTTATGGGCTTTGCTGTTGTTGCGACGGCCAAAGTGTAGGTCCGTCGCGGCTGCAACTTTTTTGAATAGATTTGTCATGCGAAGATTCTAGCACAACCAAAAGGAAAAGGCAACATCTCTGTTGCCTTTTATTGGGTTTATTCGAACAGTGACGGGGGTAGAGTCTCTGCTTCATCCGGCTCATCCGGCTCTGACTCCTTCAATGCCGCTGCCCTCTCTCGTTCAGCCACCAATGCATACTCATGTTCTAGTTGACGGGTGAAGCTGGGAACTTGGCCTGTTTCAATGAGTAGATCGTCTCGAATGATCTGATTTTTCTTTTCTGTTAGAACGATTCGGCGAAATGAATTGGTCAACACAGTTGTGTAGTAGGCAAATGGATTATCGGACTTGGATTCATCAAACTGTAGGCCGATCTGACTTAGTTGTAGAAGTGCTTGGCCCCGCATTTCTTCGATGTAAGTATACCCCCTCCAGTTGCTCCGCATCGAATAGCGCTCGCATAGTTTCATGTACATGAGGGCTAGGCCTTTGGTGGTGATCCCCTTGTCAATCGTGAATTCGCCCTCTTCCGGGGTGCCGGACCAATGACTTCGCACGACTTCGGTTAGTTTACCATCAATAAATGCATGGTGTTGGAAAGGTGCAAAATTGACACGTGCATGGCGGTCAGCAACACTTCTTGGGGTTTTCTTGCGGGATGAATCTAATGGAATATGCGAATAAGTCATTATTCGAAAGACCAGATCAGATTCTAGGACTGAATCTGCATTGACTCGAAATTGAGAGGCTTTTGGTTTGTCGCCTTTGCAGCCATTTTCTTGCCAACTAATTACGCCTTTTTCCCATAGTTCTGCGGTTCGTTTATCGGCTTTGCGTTGTTTTGCATGGGCGATTGCGCCGTCCGGGAATTTATCGGTGGGCTTATGGTTAATATCATCCAATGTTGGAACAATGACATCATATTCGGCGTACTTTTGATCCAGTACCCAACTGTATGTCAGCTTGCTTTTATGGATTTCTTTTAATAACTCTTTGTTACTTAGGTAGATTTTGGTGGTGGAAGTGTTCAACATAATACGATTATACCAAGAATATTTCGTAATGTCAATACCTTTTGAGTTAAATTTTTGCATAAATACATCAAAGGGAATACATACAATCAATGCGCATTACTGAGTTGTCCAGATTATTAGTGATCATGCCGGGTAGATTTCAGCCGTGGCATATTGGTCATCGCACGGCGTATATCAATCTATGCAAATCGTTTAGGGCTAGTCCTGTCTATATTGCCACCAGCAATAAGGTTGAATATCCTAAAAGTCCGCTGTCATTTTCTCAAAAGGCATATCTAATGGGATTGACTGGGATTGATCTGGATAAAGTCGTGGAAACAGAGCAACCCTATAGGGCTACTGAAATTACTTCGAACTTCGATTCACGCAAGACGGTATTGGTTTATGCTGTATCCGAGAAAGATATGGGAATTGATCCAAGATTTAGTTTTGAGCCATTGAAAGATGGGACTCCGAATTATTTCCAGCCGTTTGATCCCCATTTGGACATGAAGCCATTCGGGGAACACGCATATATCTATGTGATGCCAACGGTTGAATTCTCAGTATTGGGGGAACCCATGTCATCTGCATCCGAAATTCGGGACATGTATTTGAATGCAAATGTGAATCAGCGGATGCGTATTATTGCCAACTTGTATGGGAAATTCGACAAGAGTGCATTTGAAATATTAAATAATGGAATTTGTCATGAGTGATAATCGTGTATTTTTGAGAATGAAACGGGGAAGTGCTGATCCACTATTTCAAAATGAAGTATTGGCACCATTGAAAAAACATGGGGGAATCCTATTCCCATATAGTCCCACTATTACGCACGTTCAGCAAGTAAATTGGTCAACATTAAGTTTGACGCATACAAACTATCAGCCCCAAGTGTTTACTAATTCCCAGAATCCGAAAATCAATATCAACTCCGCAAAGTTCACTGCAACTACACAGGAGGATGCGGAATACTTATTGGGGGTCTTGTACTTTTTGAAATTGGTAACCAAAATGAATTTCGGTACAAAAGACCCAATGCGGGGAACACCTCCGCCAGTCTTGGAATTAAGTGGATTCGGAGAAAGTCAGTATCAAAATGTTCCTGTTGTGATCACCAGTGTAAACTATTCTTATCCGAATGATGTGGATTATGTTACTATTAATCCGGTATTCCACGGATCGAATTCTACTGAAATGGTTCCGACCATAATGGATATCAGTATTGACTTGATGGTGCAATATAATATCAAGAATATTCGAGATACATTTAGTATTGCAGACTTGGCATCTGGTAGTCTCTCTAATAAAGGATATATTTGAATATGGAATATGCTAACTCTAGTCCGTATCGGGACACTCCCATGAATCGATTCTTTTTGGATGTTGGAATCGTTAGTATAGCCCGAGATGGTACAGAAATACCAGTCATCATCGAGGCTAAGTACCATCGCAGACCGGATTTATTGGCATACGAATTATATGGCTCAAGCAGACTCTGGTGGATTTTTTCTGCGGTAAATCCAGACACATTGAAAGACCCAGTGTTCGACTTCACTACTGGAAAAGAAATTGTATTGCTGACAAAAGAGCGTGCCGCTATCTATAAGTGATCAGGAATAACAGGAATAACAGGAATAATATATGAGAATATTTGAAATCATCAACGAGGCATTGAAGCCAAGCGAATATCGTCCCTACGTCAAAGGGTGGGACAAGGCTAAATGGAATGATATATTTGATGGGAAGTACCGTCTTTATATTCCATTGATTGGCAGTGCTGGTGCCGGTACAGAAATCGACCCTAATCCAAAAGTGGCGGATGCATTGGCATCGGTGGGGTTTATCATTTCTGATTATGCGAAGGGACTGGCGACAAAATCTGATAGTTTGAAAAATACACAATATAAAATCGGTAAAATTATTGCCGATCCCAGATTTGAAATCGACCCGTCCATTAAATCATTATTTGATAACGATCCAGCACGTGCCTCTGTTAAGACGGTTTCCGATGATTTATTGGTAGTAATTTCACGCCACCCATACGATGTGGCGGGAATGAGTACTGATAGGGGCTGGTCCAGTTGCATGAACCTGCGGACTGGAATCAATAAAGAGTACGTCGCAATGGATGTCAAATATGGGACACTAGTTGCATACCTGATCCACAAAGATGATACCAACATCAAATCCCCAATAGCCCGGATGTTGATCAAACCATTTGTGAACGTATTCGACCCATCCGAGGTGGCATTCGGGGTGGAAAATAAAGTTTATGGGACAGCACCGGTATCATTCGCAAAAACGGTGGTTGATTGGGCAGATTCAATGAATGAGCAGAGGAAATTGAATGGGGTATATATGTTCTCCCCTAATTTATATCTGGACAATGACTCGACTGACCCCGTTAAAGTTGTCGGGAATATTGCGGATACAAAGAGTGAAACAGCGGAAATTAAAAAGGTGATTCGTGATGGGTTAGCCATCCAAAATATCAAGAATCCAAGTGAACGGGTTCAATTAGCTGCAGTTAATCAGAATGGGAATGCAATTCAGTATATCAAGAATTCAAGTGAACAGGTTCAATTAGCTGCAGTTAATCGGAGTGGGAATGCAATTTGGCATATCAATAATCCAAGTGAACAGGTGCAATTAGCTGCAGTGAAACAGAATGGGAATGCAATTGGTTATATCGAGAATCCGAGTGAACCGGTGCAATTAGCTGCAGTGAAACAGAATGGGAATGCAATTTGGCATATCAATAATCCAAGTGAACAGGTGCAATTAGCTGCAGTGAAACAGAATGGGAATGCAATTGGTTATATCGAGAACCCGGCACCTAGCGTATTGAAATTATACGAACGGTGAACTACCGCGAGGCTAAATACCTCGCAGCTTTCTTGCTTCAGTTCTTGTAAAGTCGTGGGTCGATGGCCTCATTGTCGCCATTTATTTTTCAGTATAAATAGGGTATGTCCGATAAACCCTCAGTTGATGAAACGTCAAATAAAGCCAAATTGGTTGCCGCAACCATGGCTAATTCTCCTGCACTTGCCAATGCACGTGCAGCACAGGTGCGGGAGTCAGCATCTCCAAGTACCGTAACGCCTGCCCAAGAACAATTGGCAAACGGGGCGGAATTCAAGGAAAATATTTTACAGGCATATGATAGCTCCACGTACTACATGCGTCTGACCATGGTGAACCCCGCATTAGTGGAAGAGTTCAATCCAAAAAATGGTATCATCATTGCGGAAACTGGCACGACCACTGACATTGTGATCAAAGACTGCACCCTCAATACAATTGTTGGGTGGAGTCCAAAAAGTCAGGGCGCATTTGCATCAAGTGGAAAAATGACATTGGTGGAACCTCTGGGTGTAAAATTTCTGGATAAATTGATCAATGCGGCCCGAGCATTAAGAATCCCCAATCACACTCAGGCCAGATACTATCTTGAAGTAGGGTTTACCGGGCGGGATTACCGCACGGGCGATGCAGTGATCATCCCCAGTGGCCCAAACGAAAAGATGGTCCAAAAGAGTGCAAATGATACGTTCCCCCATATTTGGAGCATTTTCTTCAATAAGGTGGAGATGACTATTTCCGAAACCGGGGGTGTGTACGATGTTGACTTCAGAAATCAATTAGAAGCAGCCCAAGAAAATACGGTGGAAAATTTGAAAGATGTTGTGAACGTCGCCGCAAACAATTTAGGTGATTACTTCAGCGGGTTGGCAAAAGCATTGAATGATCGCGAAGAGAATAATGTGGGTATCACAAAATTTGTGAAAAATGAATTCAACTTTGTCCTTGATCCGAAAATCGCGAACTACAAGTTTGCAAACTTCAGCCCATCCGAAGTATCCAAGGCCAAGAACTCCCAAACTAAAGATGGCAAGAATGTACCAACTTTCCGGGAAGGTACGGGTATTCTGGGTCTAATCAATGTCATCATGAGTGGAACGGAAGACTTCCAGCAAATGCAAAAGGACAAAACTGGTCCAAGTAAAAAGACAAATGAGGGGGTTGCAACCAAGAAAGATAAAGAGCAAGCAGATGTCACGGCGGATTTGAATACATTTTTCCGAGTGCAGACATGGTGTGAGTGCACTGAATTCGACTTCTTCACGAAAGATTATGCCAAGAAATTGACATACTTCATTTTTCCTACGTTGACTCCACAATTGGTCACACCATCCGAGCACGATGCTGCAACCACGGGGGCCTACAAAGAGTATATTACTAACCAGAAAAAGCAAGCTCTTAAAAATAAAGGGTTACTTGCAAAAAGATACGATTACGTCTATACTGGTAATAACGACAGTGTCATCAGCTTCAAGATTCAATTGACGCATAGTTTCTTCCAAGCTCAGCCCCCGTCTGATAGCAGCTTTGTGAGTGATGCAAGCCAACTTGGTGCCAAGATGGACCCTAATCTTACTCCTGAATTATTGAAAAATAAACAGGAAGTGAAAAAACGTTGGGAAACCAATCGCACACAAATCATCGAATTAGAAAAAAAGGGTAATGGCAATAGTGCTGATGCTAATCGACTACGAAAAGAACAAGAACAATTAAAGCAAGCAGTCATCTCCACTGAACAGGAAATGAAGCGAAATGCATTGGGCGAAGTTCGAATATTTGATGTCAATGGTGGAAGAGCATCCATCTCGCCCAAATTGCACTACACGGATGATCCGACCGCAAAGAGAGTGAGTGATAATGAATTGGACCCCCAATATATCGTCTATCGATTCTTGGAAGATGATGTTGGTACCGAGTTAACCAATGGTGGCATCGAGGGTCCCAATACCAAGAACCGTGGTGCATTCGCATACATGTTCAATCAGCTTCGCCAAAGTGGTGACCTGATTCAAATCAAATTGGACATTGTGGGTGACCCATACTGGTTTGGCAGAGACAATAAATCATTGGCACACCTGAAACAGAACATTGCCGGAAAGCAATCCATGAGTGCGGATGATTCCAACATTCTATCCAAGAATTATGCAGATTACGAAAAAGGTAGTAACTATTTTTACATCCGAATACAAGGACCGGCTGATTATGATCCGGCCACGGGTTACATGAAATTCGACACGAATGATGTGATCAGCGGGGTATATTGCGTCAAAACAGTGACATCAAATTTCAGTGATGGTAAATTTACACAGACGATTGATGCAATTAAGGATTTGAGTATTCTATCCCCATTCATTGAGAAGTCAGAAGCACAATTCGCGAAAGAGCGAAATGACCGACTTGTCGCGGATAAAGAGTTTGCACAAGCCAATAAGACAGAGGTGCAGAAATTGGCAGATTCAAACAGTAAATACTCGGATAAAGCAAAAGAAATGCTGACCAAGTTGAACAGCAAGAAATGAAATAAATGGCAAAGGCATCATTATCCGGGCAAGTACGGGACCAATACAAAGACAATTCTAGTGGCAGAATTAACGTTGCCTCGGGGATTTATGTTGCCATTGTAAAAAACAATGTGGACGAGCAGAATATGGGCCGTCTATGGGTATGGGTGCCAGAGTTTCGCAGTGACCCAGAGGATGAAACAAGTTGGGTGCCAGTGAGTTATTGTAGCCCATTTGCCGGTGCAACTGATCCATTCAAGTTGGGGAATAATCCGCAATCATTTGAAGATACCCAAAAGAGCTATGGATTTTGGGCAGTTCCGCCCGACATCAACAACGAGGTGGTAGTTGCATTTCCCAGTGGTGATTTGTCAAGGGGTGTTTGGATCGGAAATCTTTTCCAGAAATCCAGTAATTATGCAGTGCCGGGTATTGCATATGGCAACACCTACGGGGAAAATAATAATGAATATTATCCCAGTGCAGAGAAAAATAAAAAAGACCCGGATAGCAACGAAGAGCTAAGGCCAAAACACACGACAATGGGACATGCATTAAACCAGCAGGGCCTACTGACTGATCTGTTAAGAGGTGCAGGTACAAGTTCGTCACATCGTGAAAGTCCCAGTAAAGTAGTCGGGATATTAACTCCCGGACAGCATCAGTTTGTTATGGATGACGGCGATGCGGCTGGTGGAAATAAATTAATTCGGTTTCGGACAGCAAATGGTGCACAAATCTTAATTGATGATACATTTGGATTGATCTATTTTATTAATAGAGACGGAACTGCATGGATGGAATTGAGCCAAGAGGGGCACATTGATGCGTATGCAGGCCAAGGTATTAACCTGAATGCAACGGGTGATTTTAACATTCGTTCCGGTGGAAATATCAATATTGAAGCAGCCGGAAATCTGAACATCAAATCCGATAACCTGAATGCACTGGCTAACTCTGCATTGAATGTGACTTCAGTTTCTGGAACACGGTTATCCTCTGGTGGCAATACTGAAATCGGCAGTGGGGGAGACCATATTGAAACTGCCGCAAATATCCACATGAATGGCCCAACAGCTACATTGGCTGACCCTCCGACCGTGAATCAATTGGCAATGAATACGATTGTTCGTAAAAGTATTGCCAGTCGGGTCCCAGAGCATGAGCCATGGAAAGGTCATGCCACTACTGCGAGCACCTTGAGTAGAGGTCAAAGCAGTCAGGGTGCAGCGGGCAGTGATGGCTCAGTATCGGGCCAAGGTGCGGGTCAATTGGTGGATATGTCTGATATCACACCAACGGAGAACGTTGATACGACCACAAAAACTCCTATCCAAGATTTGCATGTAAGCAAAAATATCGTGGACTACATTATATCCAAAGAGCGATGGAGACCAATAGAGTATTGGGACTTCCGGAGTAATTCCATTGGGTTTGGACACTTGCAGGATGGGAAGTCCTACGATTCTCCCTCCGAATTTGATAAGGGACTGGACTGGGATGCCGCCTACAATAAATTCATACAGGATATTCAATCTTTTGAAAAATCTGTCAAGAGTATTTTCAAAAGTGCCAAAACAATGACGCAGAACCAATTCGATGCATTGGTGTCTGCTGCGTACAATATGGGTGCAGGCAATTTAATGAAATGCAATGCGAATGGGAAGAGCATTTCTGATAATGCGACTGCAGGGGATTGGAGCAATGTGGGTGCCGCATTGGCTGGATACCCACATGAAAACGGCAGACGACAGGAAGAGGCTTGCATACTTATAAAGGGTTACTATCCACCAAGTACCAAAAATAAGCAAGAACTTATCAATGAGGGATTGAAAGTCTGTAAGAGTCAGATTGAAAATAATCGCGCCCAAATAAAAGGCCCACCGGTTGACGGCAGGCCCGGGGCATTTAAGCCAGTATTTGGACCACCCACCGAGCGCCAGAAGGCACAGTGGGCAGTCATCAAAGCAAAATACAACGTTTAACTCAGGGCCGGAACCGTTGGATTTCCTTGAATGAGTGCCCCGACGAGTGCGTCGTGTTCATTCTTGAAATCCAGAAATACTTTCCCATAATCATATCGAACACTGTATTCAGTGATGCCCCTATTATGCAGAATAGTGGTCAACTCCAATATAGTGAAATATGCAGTCATACTTGAAAATGAATTGAACGTGAACGCAGCGGCATCGTCGAACACCAATACTGGATAAATGGGGTCCATCAGATTTTCTCTCCCGGCTCAAATCCACGGAATCGTTTGTATCGAGGGAATCGAAGGCTATATGTCAAATCCTGATTCATGGTGATGGCATCCGCCTCAACTTCCACGATTCGACCAAACAGATCATCTTTGTAGTTCCAGAATTCTTCTCGTTGCTGATCTGTCAGACCAGAGCCGACATTCACTGAAATGACTCGTCCACTATCTTCGCCTTCGCATACAAGTGAACCAAGTTTCCCGACGTTTTTGCCGGTACCCTCTTCCACTCCGACAATTGTCAAATCGACTGAAATGGTTGGTTTGATCTTGAGCCAATCATGTGTGCGTTTGCACTGGTATGCACCATTGGGGGTTTTCACCATGATGCCTTCCAGACCTTCGGCAATCGCGATGGTATTGATTTCATTGAATCGGGACTTCCCTTCCGGAGTATCCAGATCAACGATTTCATCATCCAACACTTTTACATTGGGGATGACATCTTTCCATTTTTCATGCCACTTCTTCAGGGTTTCCGAACGAGTGGTTTGATCGGTATTGCAAATGCCAAGATTGAAATCTTTGAGGGGAATAATGTCAAACAGATACAACACGACATCGTCGGTTTGCACATCAGTTTTGCGGTGCATTTGTTTCATCAAGTCTTGGAAACTTCCCGACATGATTTCACCATCAAATACCATGGGTTCATCAAAATGGTCACATGTTTCCGACATTTGAGACTTGATCTTTTCAAAATTGAGCAATTCCTTGCCATTTCGTGAAAATTGATCAACTGCCCCGGATGGATAAACAATAGTGAGAACACGGGAGCCATCCAATTTATTGGAGATTTGCTTCTTCCCCGTCATATGTTTTGGGTGATCCGTGCCATCCTTTGCTAATTGGCAAGTGAAAACGGGGATAATCAGATCGTCGCGGTTTGCTTTTTTCAGAACGGAATTAATAGTGTTCTCGGTGAGACCGCATCGCAAATCCTTGATCAGAATCGGGCGATACCAGAAATTCCATTGATCTTGGGTAGCACAATCCATGGCAAGTTGGATTGCATCACGGGCATCATGACCAGTGAGTTCTCGATTGCGAAGGCTATTTGCAAGTTCGACAAATGCTTTCCATGGGAATCCCTGACCGCCATTAATCAGTTTTTCCGGGACTTGTTTGACCCCAAAAGTGATCAGACTGTCATAGCACAGTTTTGCACCTTCAAAGAATGTAGAGGCATCGGGGTCGGCCAGAGCAGCCTCCACGATTGCCTCTTTTGCTTTTCGGCTGGAGTCTGCTGCCAGCGCTTTCGTAATTTCCCATGGGGTCATGCTTTGTTTCCTTTTTGATGTTTGTATTCGCGTTTAAGCCAGTATTTGTACTTCTCGAAATACTCTTTCAGATTATACTCCGGATTTTTGCCGGTCCAATTAAAAACTTCATTGGAGTGCTCATACCAGATATTGTTGAGCCAAATCCGAAAATCAGAAATATAAGGCATGAAATTGTTCCTTTGGGTAGATTGAAATCACTCAGCAGTGAGTTCGTATGGCTTATTCCACTTACCGACATTGACATCGATGTACCATCCAGTATTGAAGTAATCCGTTTGGACATCGCTATGGTCATAGTTTCCATTGTTCATGGCTGGGATAACTTCGCTCAGGAAATCCTTAGCAATGCCAGAAAAATGATCTTTGTACCAATAGTGGTTGACATCCAGATTGCCATTTTTGCGAATGGATTCGATGTGGACGGCGGACATTTCACGACGACTGCCAAATGTGGAAATATAGTTCTCGATGAAATCGATGTTACTGGATTTGATATTCAGCACGAGGGTGGAATGATGGCGAACTGCAATAGATGCTTTGACATTGTATTTCTTGCAAATAGCCTTGATAGTGGGTGCCAGTTTTGCTTTGAGGTCCTGAGAAACATAAGCCATGATATTCAATCCAATGTTTGTTGCGATGTATGAATTATAGCAAGAAATGAATTAATCACCAAATGCCAGCAATTCTTCCATGAGCCATTCTTTGTACAAAATTTGGGCGGAATTATACCCATCGACATTTATCTGGGAGGTTCCTGACCAATGTCGAGCAACCCCGAGTGCGGCATCAATCGATTCAGTAGGGTTGAGCTTGGTGGCGTGCAGGGCCGAAAGATATGCATTGTATGCAGGTCTCTCAGAATAGGCGGCAGTATCTACCAAACTGTTTAACTCAATATTCCCACGCATGTATTCCCGAATGGATTTAATGGCTAGAAAAGATGCATTTCCGGGGTCCCGGAATAATTCATGATATGTCTGAGCGTTCTGACATGCATGCTCCACTATCCGAGCAAGCCATGCCTTGATCACTGTCGGCGGCAATTGCTCAGTATCATCCTTTGATCGGATATCAATCCCGCCATACTTGATCACATCAAACAGACTCATGACTCAAACAAATTCGTGGTTGTCCACGCGCAAAGCGGTCACTGAATCAATGTCAAATGTACGGACAATAACCTTGTCTTCCAACTCGCCTTGAGATTTTTCATCAGAGTGAGATGTCACCAGACCTTGGATTTCAGATGCATCAATGGATTTGCCATCCAAGAAGTATTCAGTTTTGCCACTTTTCAGGAAAATGACTTCCAGATAGTTTTTCTCGGTGCCATCCTTGACATGTTTCACAATGGGCATGTTCTCGACACGGGTGCCCCACTTGCGGTCACCCAGCTTGAAGCTATCTGGGTTCTTACCTTCGTTGCGCAGACGGCGCTTCACCATATTCTCATATCCATTGGAATTCTTGTTTTGAAAAACCATAACGCTGGCACCGACCATGCGCTTTTGGACACGGCCCTGCATTGGGTTGCTTTTGCCCCCAGCCAGTTTAGGGACGGTCATGGTATCAATGCCGACAAAGCTTGCACCGTTGACGTTTTCAAATGCGTTCAGAACTGTAGAGAATTTCATGATTTTCGATCCAATGTTTGTTGCGATGTATGAATTATAGCAAATTTCGAATTTATTGCCAAATTAGGCGAAGTCGAAGATGTATTCGGGTTTGCACTGTGATTTGGATGCGATGACCCGGTGATCGGCACTATTGTTCAGATGTTGGTAGATTTTGCGAGCCACGGGCTCATCGCATTGCACATAAAGTGCGCCATCAAAGAAATATGCATGGCTCCCCTTCAAGACGGGATGAATCGTGGACATGATTGATTTTTCGAATTTCATGGTATGGGTTCTTAAATTTAAAGATCGAATTGTAGCAAATTTTGAATTAATTGCCAAATTTGACTATGCTGGTCGGTAACTTGACTCTGGTCCGGGTCTGTGCTATCATGACAGAGATGTTTTCCCATAATAAATACTCCCGATGTCTGATACTTTAGTTTTGAATGGCGACTACCAGCCGCTTTGCTTTTTTCCATTGAGCACGATTGATTGGCGAACAGCCATCAAGGCGGTCTATTCTGAAAAAGTAAATGTAGTCAAAAACTACGACAACTGGGTAGTCCATAGCCAAAATTTATCCATCCCCGTGCCCAGTATTGTGGTCATGCGAGAGTACGTGGATTCGTCTAAATCCCGGGAGGCAATGTTTAATAGAACTAGCATTTATGTCAGGGATAAATTCACATGCCAGTATTGTGGTAAAAAATTCGGATTTGTGGATTTAACACTGGACCATGTTATTCCAAAATCGACCGGAGGTGATACTTCTTGGGATAACATCGTCTCGGCATGTGTCCCATGCAATCAGAAAAAAGGGGACAAGTTCGTCCGCCCCATCAAACAGCCATTTGTCCCGACATTCCGTCAATTAGAGGCAAATTATCGAAAGGCACATGATTTTCCTTTGGACGAAGTCCACGAATCATGGGTTGAGTATCTGGGAACGTAGCCCATAGTTTCCGATCATTTTTTCAGCATAAATACCCTATAAACCCGAGAAATTAAGTTTAGACTTAATTTTGGGGGTAAATAGGTATATATGGCAACAACACTAACTAACGTAGGATATTCTTCCACCAGCCCCACCAACACTTTGTATGATTTGGAGTTGGCAAAAACTGACCTCATGAATCATTTTATGACTCGCAGGGGTGAGCGGGTGATGGCACCCCAATTTGGGAGCGTTATTTGGGATTTCTTGTTTGACCAATTGACCCCAGACGTAATTAGCATTATACAAGACGATGCAGTGACAATTCTCAGAACTGATCCTCGATTTGAGGTTAATTCTGTGAATGTGACCGAAGTCGAGCACGGAATCTATCTGGAAATTGATGCCTATTACATTCCACAAAATGTAAACACTACATTGGCTGTCACGTTTGACAACAATGCCGCACAGGGAACCACGCTATGACACAGGCTATCCGACAAGACAATTTATTTTCCGCCGAAAACTGGCAAGCAGTATATCAGAGTTTCCGCAATGCAGATTTCAAGGCATACGACTTCGACACATTGCGCTCTGCGATGGTGGATTATATCCGACTTTCTTACCCAGAGAATATCAACGATTGGATTCAAAGTTCTGAATTCGTTGCACTGATTGACCTTATTGCATTTTTAGGTCAAAACTTGGCTTTCCGTATCGACCTCAATAGTCGGGAAAACTTTATTGACACGGCTGAACGACGTGACAGCGTCTTGCGTCTTGCAAGATTCTTGAGCTATAACCCAAAACGAAACATCGCTGCGACTGGTCTACTGAAAATCAAGGCCATTAAGACTACTGAGTCAGTGTTTGACACGATGGGACAAGATTTGAGCAATAAATCTATTCAGTGGGTGAATGTGAACGATCCTGATAATTACGAGAAGTTCATCACCATCATGAATGCAGCCTTGAATGCTGACCATAAATTCGGCAACCCAGTCAAGGCAGGAACAGTGGATGGCATTACTACTCATCAATATTCGCTTGCATCCGTGACTGGGGATATCGTATCAATCGGTTACAGCGCGAACGTGAGCGGAAATTCTGAAAGTTTTGAAATCACGAACTCGGATTTCTTGGATAACAAGTACTTCCGTGAGATGACGCCCAATCCATACAGCACATTCAATGTCTTGTATCGAAATGATAATTCTGGAAACTCCAGTACCAATACTGGATTCTTCGTCCTATTCAAACAAGGCAACTTGACCAAGTCTGATTTCCAGATCAATGATTACATGGAAAATCGCGTCATCGACTTGGATATTCCAAACATTAATGAATCGGACGTGCACGTACAAACAGTCGCAACGGATGGATCGGTTATTGAAACTTGGGATAAAGTGCCAAACGTGGCTGGCAATAACGTAGTTTATAACTCGTATGCCCGGGGTAAGCGTAAAATCTACAGCGTGATTACCCGAGAAGATGATAAGATCAGCATCAAATTTGGGGATGGATTGTTCTCGGATGTTCCCATGGGTATTATCCGAGTATGGACACGCAAGAGTAACGGATTGGCATATACGATCAAACCCGTGGACATGAAGAATATTACTTGGGATAATCCATATTACGATGCACAGGGGAGAAAGCAATATCTAACGATTGTCGCTGATCTGGAGTACACTGTGAACAACAGTAGCCCTGCCGAATCTATGACAAGCATTAAGCGTAATGCCCCATTGGCTTATGCTACGCAGGATCGCATGGTGACAGGCGAGGACTACACGGTATATCCATTGACCCAGAGTTCTGACGTACTGAAAGTCAAGGCAGTTAACCGTATTCATAGTGGATTCAGTCGGTACACTGACCCATTGGACCCGACCGGGACATATCAGAGTATTGATATGCTGGCGGATGATTTCTACATGTACAAAGAAAATGATTATGAGATTTCATCAATGGAAATCTCTAGCCAATTGTATATCAGGGATATTGTCCAGCAGTTAGAAAACAGTCTAACGAATGGCGGGACATTGAACCTGTATTATGCCAACTATCCAGCCGTGGATTGCACATCCATTGATGTGACATGGAAACAGGTCAGCGCAGCGGCTGGCACATGTACTGGGTATTTTGTGAAAGATGGTGATCCAACTCCTATTGGGACGAGGGAGTACACGACTGCACTGCGCCAGTTGGTACCGGGTGCATTGGTTGAATTTAGCAATGGTCAATGGGCTGCGGTGACATCTGTTGCATTAAGCGGACTGGGTATGGACAATTCATCTGGCAATAGTACCGGATTGAAATCATCTGGTGAAGGCTGTGTGTCCCTATCCAAAATCATTCCAGATTCTGCGCGAATTACCAGAATTGTCCCTGCATACAAAAAGAAATTCAACTTAGTAGAATCTGACGCCATCAAAAATCAGATTCAATTAAAAAATAATTTTGGCATTCGTTACAACCACACATCACAGTCATATAACATTGTGACTGCGGACAACATCAATCAATCCGTGTTCTATAGTGCCACCAATGCAGGGGACACAAGCGGGAGAAATCTCGATTCAAGCTGGCTTTACTATATAACTTACCAAGATGGTAAGTATCTTGTTCGCCAGAAGGTCTTGCAATACATCATTGGCTCTGAGGCTAAGTTGAAATTCGGCAACATCAACTTCTCTGAAAAAAATGTCAATCAGGCCAGAACGGATAAGATTAAGTTCTTGAAAATTAACAGTGTCCCGGATAACTCTGGTCTACTCGGTTCTCCTATTGAATTCTCGGTGGCTGGATATTTCGTGGACGACAGTGGATACGTAGATAATAGCAGAGTGATCGTCAAGATTGCAGATGCAAATTCAGACTTTTTGCCGGATAATCCGTATACCTTCGAGAAAATTGTGGGCAATACGAAGGTGGACGTGACGGCCCAGACTAGTATTTCGGGAATCGTGAAAACTGTCGTATCAGAATCCTCGACGGCAGCACTATCGGGTAGAACGGCATTAATCGGTCAATGGAATCATATTGCTGAAAGCAATCAGCGTATTGACCCTGCCACGGTGAACATCATTGACTTGTTTATTTTGGGTGCAAATTATGACACTGAATATCGCCGTTGGATCAAGAATGATGGCACTGCAGCAAATCAACCATTGCCGCCCACGACAGTTGAAATGAATCAGCAATTTGCCGATCTTGATTTAGTCAAGACAAGCAGCGATACCATTATTTTCCGCCCAGCAAAGTACAAACTATTGTTCGGTAAATTGGCGGATGCATCCTTGCAGGCAAAGTTTAAGGTAGTGAAAATGCCCGGTACTAGCTTGAATGATAACGAGATTAAGAGCAAGATTGTATCAGCATTGGATGCGTTTTTCGATATTGCGAACTGGACCTTCGGGGAGACATTTTACTTCACCGAATTGGCAGCATATATACATACAGTGCTTGCGGGAAGTATTAGCTCTGTGGTGATTGTGCCAATGACGGGTTCCGGGACATTTGGTAAATTATTCCAAGTCACATCGAATTCCGATGAACTTTTCGCAAACTGTGCAACCGTGAATGACATTGAGATTATTAATCAAATCACGGATACTAATATCAGGATTGGAAAATAATGGCAAACGATAAGTTTAAAGCAACTCCCGTGACGGCAGTGGATGCTACTGTGCCGGGTAATATTGCGCCCGAGAAAATTAACTCGGTGGAGTTTTTGCCGAAGTACCACCAGACCTCCACGAACACTAAGTTTTTCAATGCGACACTTGATCCATTATTGAGCAAGGGTGCAGCAGAAGATGTGAATGCATATGTGGGTCGCAGAAGTGGCACCGTCTACAATCCTGCAAAAGACCCGTATGTTTCTGAAATTCGAAAAGAGCGAGAAGAATACCAACTGGATGTGGGCATTGTGTCAAAGGATGCGAATGGGAATATTTCCCATAAAATGGCGTATGCGGATTTGTTATCCACATTTCAGTCCAAAATTCCACATTTTAAACCGGACAACCTAGACACGGATTATTACAGTTGGAATCCCCCGATTGACATTGACAAATTCGTCAATTTCTCGCACTATTATTGGTTCCCAATGGGTCTACCACCCGTGGAGATTGCCGGTAACATCGACATTGATGCTGAAATCATCGGTGGGGCCGATTGCACTATTGGCGCAGAGTATGACCCCAATCCAGTACTGGAAAATAAAAAAGCACTGCCCCTTAAAAATGGAATGAAACTGTATTTCACTAACAATTCAGTGGCAAACTCCAAGTACCTAACTACAACGGACGGGGAGAGAACTTTCCATTCAGTGGATGCAACTACACTGTTCGATGTAAGCGATCTAGTGGGCAATAATTATTCCCTCCAGATTGATTGTACATTCACTACCCAAGAGGATTTCTTTGGCATGCACACGGTTCGCCGCAATGCATTCATGCCCGAGTATCAGAAAGACGCAAGCGGTAATATTCTGCACCGAAACTGGGTGGAAGTATCCCCGGGCGTAATTCAATTGTCATTTGATGGCATCTTGCAGGGAATCGACCCAAGTACAGTGCAGGTACGAGTTCGAGTCATTAATCACCCCATTTACTTCATCGTGAGTGGAGTGGGCCAGCGTATTCAACTGTTAGATGAGTCAAAAACAAATCCACGTTTGTCATACACCCTAGGTATTCCAGAGGGATATGATACGGTTAAATTCGACATGGACACATGGGACGCAACGACGCAGAGTATTATTGCTCCAGAATATATCGTGATGCAAAAAGATGCACAGAACAACAATGCATGGAGTCGAGTCAATCAGTGGCATCATATCAGTGCCATTGTGGCGGTGTTCTCGCATCTTGGTCAGACGGTAAACTTTGATACGATTGGTGCGAGCCGAGCAAAGCGCCCGATTATTGAATTCTTGGCCGATATGGAGATGATCAATCACGGCACTTCGTCAATTGATCCAGTGGATTTATTTTCAAAATCAGTTGCAGTTACTGACATATCCGGTCATGTTCGAGCAACCGTGGATGGTGTCGAGGTTAAAGATAAACAGCGAATCCTATTTTCGGAGACCGGCGTATCGATTTACGACAATAGAGTCGCAACGGTATCCGGGGTTGGTAAATCAATCGTCCTAACCTTCTCTGATCTATTGCCTGTCTGCACTTCGGTATTGGTGAAGTCAGGTTCGCGATTCGCGAATAGCGAATGGTGGTTCAGTGGTGCAAACATTGTCCCGGCGCAGCAAAAAACAAAACGCAATCAACTTCCAATTTTCGCATTGTATGACGTGAATGGAATTAAATTAGATGATGCTTCGGTGTACAAGAGTACAAACTTCACGGGCAGCACTGTATTCCAGTACAAGAGTGGCACATTTTCGGATACGGAATTGGGCTTTGGCGTAGAGTATGAAAATACAAGCTATGATGTCCTCAATAACTATAGCCCATACGCCAAAAACTTCGCTAACTTGAAATTCATTTGGACACAGAATGCATCTGACGTTTTCTATGATAACAACGGCACCCGTGCGAATATCCCCGGGACGTATTATGTGAGATTCAACAACAACGGCAAAAGCGAATTCAGTAATGGATGGACACGTAATGCAACCGAGGCACTGACACTTCAGCGCATCACGCACATTGTGGCCGACACTGCTATTGACAATTCAATCATTGTTCCGGGTGATGTTACCCCCAGATATGAATACCAAGCATACATTGATAATGGAGCGGTGCAATTTGATCTAATCGGCAAGGATGGAACAGTAAAGACGTGGAACGCAGATGGCTCGTTGCTCTTCCCAATCGGGGGAACTGCGACGATCCACAACTACACGGGGCATGCATTCACTGTATATGGAAAGAATGGTGCAGTTGTGCAACCAGCACATGCATCCGGAAAAATCGAAGTAACTATTGGAAGTTTATCCGAGAATGGTGAATCTCCATACATGTCATATGAATGCAGTGGACAAACGGGCTCAATACAACTGGTCGATCCATTCAAGGAATCACGATCTTTGCAAGTCCGCCAAAATGGCAAGAAATTGAATATTCTGCAGGACTTCGCCATTGCATACAACATGGTGGATAACACTTATACACTGAGCGTGATTAATATTGCAAAGTCTGACATCATTGAGGTATTGTTCTCAAGTAATGTTCACGCTGGTGTGTACAGTACGCATTCGACTATTGAGGCTAACCCGGATAATGCCAGCATTCAAGAAACAAGCTTTAGTAAAATGTTCGAGCATTTTACGTCGATTATTGCATCCCAGCCCATGATCAGTGGATCAACTTATGGGGAAAATACATGGGTTGATTCATCTAAACAAAGTGGTACTGGGTATGTCATTCAGCAACAAGATAATGGATCACTGTTGCCCGGTATTCTGTTGGCCGGAAAAATTGATCCAATCGTGGTTCTATCCAAGGCAGCAGATCAATATGCATCTTACCGGACCAAGGTAATCGCAAAACTGCAACAAATCAGCCAGCAACTAGATGTCACTGCCATATCATCTGCTGATTTAGTGGACAAAGTATTGGCACAATTGAATGTCGGTAAGAACTCAACATTCCCCCATGCATACAGTGACATGGTGCTATGGGAATCTAAATTGCAGACTGCATACATCGGCGATGGATATGAAACACAATTCGCCCACAATGCAAGTTACGATCCAACGAGTTTGCTGAACGATCACATTTACGTCTATGTTAATGGCACGTTAATTGTCGATTCTTACACTTTGACCGGCACGAATGTCGTATTCAACTCGGTGCCTGCGGATACTGCGAGTATCACAATCCGGGTGTATCGCAAATCGCAGTACAGTTTCGTGCCCCCGAGTTTGGCAAAACTGGGCATTACGGAATGGTATTTGCCATCCATGCAAACAGACAAGACTATCAATCGCAATTACATCATTTGTCATGATGGCACCGAGTTGAGTGCCTTTGAAAATGCCTACATGAACGATGCAATCCTTGAGTTTGAAAATAGAATTTATTCAGCGACATCGACTGGTGCAACTAAACAACTGAAAAATACACCGGGGTATTATCGTCAAGGTGCATACAGTATATCGGACAAGAATGCATTCTTGAATCAATTTTATGACAAGTGGGCATCCGACAATGCAGTCAATTCTATGGATAACATAGGATATGATGCGGCAAATCCATTCACTTGGAATTATACATCTCCTGCAAACACGGTGGTGGGTAGCTGGAAGGCCATTTATTCATTCTTGTTTGATACTATTCGTCCACATATTGCCCCATGGGAAATGTTGGGGTACGGCACTGAGCCAACATGGTGGTCTTCAAATTATTCATGGACCGATGTGACCAAGAGACTGTTGTTGGAAGCAGCATTGCGTCGTGGCATTGTTTCGGAGCCCGGTAAACCAATCACGATAAAGGCTGAATTTGCACGCCCAAATGCAGTATTTCCTGTATCTAGCACGGGTGAATTGTTGAATCCGATTGATGCTAAGTTAGCCAATCGTCCCGGCTCCGAATACGCAGCCGCTCCTTGGAAATTTGGGGATCATGGCAATCAAGAATCCGCATGGCGTCGTAGTGCATACTTTCAGTGGGCCGAGGCTGTCTGGAACTATTCAGTTTCTCCGAACAAATTTTTCGGCAAATATTTTGACACATTCAATTCAGTGGAATCCATTGATGGTCAGATTGTATCAAAGGACACGCATCGCCGTCCCCAAGTTTCCGACTTGGTTATGCATCGACAAAATGGTGCATACAAGACTGGATTGAATCAACTAATTGCAGAATATGTAATTTCTCAAAATAGAAATCTAGACACTGATTTTTACAACCTAGTGAACAATGGCTCCGTGCAATTGATGTATCGAGTGGGCGGATATGCGGACAAGAGAACCCTCCGATTCAAGGCTGACACGTTGAAGCAAAGTGCATCCAGTAACTTTATCCCTGAAGAGAACTTCAATATCCAGTTATACAAAGGTGCACCCTTTAAGAATGTGTTTTACAGTGGTGTGAAAGTTGTGTGGACCGGAAATGGATATGAGGTCTCCGGGTATGATCGCGTCAAAAATTCATTCACAGTATATCTACCCAAAAATGGATCACGCAGCAAGGCCATCACATTCAGTAATGTGAATATGCTGGATGTATACGATTTCGAGTTGACTACGACTGAAATTCCGTATGGCACCGTATACAAGACTCGCCAAGAGGTTTATAACTTCTTTGCTGGATTGAACAAGGCCATGATTGAAAATGGATTTGTGTTTGACCAGTATGATTCCACATTGGATTTATTGATTGACTTCAAATTGTCCGGCAAACAATTCATGTTCTGGAGCGAATCAACATGGGCCGCAGGAAGCTATATTGCCCTGAGTCCGATGTCCGATTTGGTAAAATACAATCATGGGTACGGTCTTGTGGATGACTTCACCCAACATGCAGACTATGACCCTATTTTGGCAATTGATGGAGCCAGAATTCCGGTATCTGATCTGTCTTTCGATAGAACATCGGGTGGTGTCTTCTTGGCATCTCCACGGAATTCCGGTACTGGTATTTTCGGGTTGGCAATTAGCCTAGTCGAGATGGAGCATGCCGTGATTTTCGATAATGTGACAACATTCGGGGATACTATCTATAATCCATTGTATCGTTTGAAGCAGTATAGATTGAAATATGTGGGCCAAAAGACTTCGGACTGGAATGGCACAACATACAGTCCCGGCTTCATGCTCAACAATGACAAGATCATCGGAAACTTTGATAGAACAATTTCGGATATTTCCGACAGGTACTATGGGGTCGAGGGACATACACAAAACTCACGATTGCTCAATACGGCCAGACATTCTACTGGAATGCAGGGCACGGGTGCATTGCCAGAATTAATCGATGATCAGAACGTCATGTTCGAGTTTTCAAAATCGATGATTCGCCAAAAAGGCACACCAGCAGCATACAACAAGATTCTCCGCAATGCATATGTTGAGGGTGCAACTGACACTCTATTGGCGGACGAAGAGTGGATGTTCAAGATGGGAGAATTCGGAAATGTCAACAGTATTCAGTCATGGGAGTTCAGAGTAAAACAGGAAGACTTCAAGGACAGTAAACAGTTGATTCGGTTTGATGACAACTACACATTCAATGCGAACGGCCACACATATAGAAAAATGATTGATTCACCATTGGATCAGATCATCGATATGCCTATGGATGATCCACGTTGGGTACATAAAGCAGTTGACATGAGTACATCCAGTTTATCCGGGCAATTTGATCTATTCCCGACCAGACAAGCGACCATTGGGGAATACCAAAATGATCCGATCAATGCAGGGTATGCACTATCGAATGAGGCAGACTTTACGGCAGTGGATATTGATGGGTTAAAATCATTGCATTCAACCTTGACTACACAAGTTAATGGAACTTTGCCAGACTATC